GTAACTAATGCGAAAGTATTAGCTGAGCTTAAGAAACTTCGTGCGGGTGGTTCTGCATCTGGTGATGGTTCATTCTTGTTCAACACAGACATAAGTGGCATTGGACGCGGCCCAACTCCCGGCGCTGTTAATGGTTATCCTTTAGCTGTTACAAACCAAGTACCTAGCAACCTCACTAAGGGTTCTAGTTCAAGTGTTTGTTCTGCTGTTCTAATAGGTGACTTCAGTCAAGCAACAGTTGGTTTCTACGGTAACGGTCTTGAAATAACTGTAGGTGAAGATAGTGACGACTTCAGCAAGGCTCTTACATCTGTTCGTGGAATTATTTCCTACGACGTAGCAGTAAGACACGCAGAAAGCTTCGCGGCTTGCCTAGACGTAACTACTTAATAGCTTCTTTAACTGGGGGGTCTAAATGGCCCCCTTCTTTTTTTATAACAATGAAAATCTTTACTACTCGCGGTGTGATTGCTAGCGGTCAAGCTTTAGAAGCTGGCTCGGTTTATGACGTTAGTGAAAAAGATGCTTCTACATTAATTGCAATGGGAAAGGCAAGAGAAGCAACAACAGAGGATGAGGCAGCCCCCGCATGTCCTCCAACTCCACCCGCAAAACCAAAAGCTAAAAAAGTTAAGTCAATTTTAGAAGAAGTAAATGGCGCTGAGTGACGACCTAACAGGATTTTTTAGTGACTTTGCTGTTACTGCTACAGCAGGAGACGTAACGGGCGACGTGATCCTCAATCAACCCTCGTCAATTGCATTTGATGGGCAAGTGATATTCACAGATTTTGTTGCAGTTGCGAAAGTTTCTGATTTTGGTTCTTTAGTTGCTGGTGATTCTATCGCCGTTAATTCTATTAATTATGTTGTAAGAGATAATCAGGCTGATTTGGATAATCTTACTTGTGAAATTTCATTATCTAAAGTCTGATGTCTGAAACCAAAGAAACAGAAGAAAAGGAAATTATTACTGATCCCTCTACAGGGGCTAAAACATACAAAGATGGCTCGCCTTGGGATCAATGACAACTATTAGAGAAAACATATTAGATCAAATTAAAACAGCCTTAACAGGGACTACGGGGGTCTCAACGAGGATCTATAGAGAGCGCGTTACACCGTTAACGAATAGGTCACAACTTCCAGCTCTTGTCATTGAGCCTCTAAGTGATAACGCTAGTCACGCTTCAACGCTTCCTAAAATCGAATGGACGCTACAAGTAAGAATCGTTTGTTTAGTGAATGGCAGCGCAAGCACAACACCATATGAAGCCGCTGACCCAACGATTGAATCACTACATTCAAATTTAACTTCAGATTTAACGCTTAATGGGAACGCTATAGATGTTCAAATTCAAAGCGTAGATTTTGAGCTTATTGATGCTGATCAGGCATTAGGCGCTATTAGTTCAACGTATGAAATCAGATATAGAACAAGTCAAACCGATCTTTCTGCATAATTAATATGTAGACGTAGCAAATAGTATTAATATAGAAGCAACATTAATTTGAGCGTTTGAGGTTTTAACAAATGGCATTGCTGAGTAGATCACGCTTTTTAGCCGTGAAGATTGAAAGTAGTTATGGAACCTCAAGCAACCCAGCGGGAACAGACGCGGTTTTATGTCGTTCTATTGATGTCACCCCGATTGAATCGGAAACAATTTCTAGAGATGTAATTAGAAGTTATCTAGGAAACTCTGATCAGCTATTAGCAAATACAAGGGTTGCTATAACAGCAGAAATTGAATATGCAGGGTCTGGAACAGCAGCAACGGCCTCTAAAATTGACGCGCTTTTAAGAAGTTGCGGTATGAATGTTCAAGCTTTAGGAAGTGCAGTTACTGGTAGCAGTCAGGCCGGAAGTGCAAACAGTATTACTCTTGCAGCATCAGGTCCAAGCAGTACCGACGGATATTATGTAGGCCACCGAATTGAAATCACATCAGGAACAGGTAACGGACATTCTGGATTAATTACCGCGTATAACGGCACAACAAAAGTTGCAACAGTTGTAGCAAGTTCAGCTACATTCGTACCCGGTTCATCATCAGGTTATTCAATCTCAGCAGGTAACAAATACGCCCCAGTTAGTTCGTCTTTTGAGAGTTGTACTATTAAGTTTAATAACTCTGGTGTTCAGCATTTATGCACGGGCTGTCGAGGAAGTTTTTCGATTGCCCTTTCCACTGATTCGATCCCAACAATAACTTTCAACATGACAGGGACTTATAACAGTCCAACTGATACAGCCTTAAGCGGAACATATACCAACCAGACAACACCCGTACTCTTTAAGCAAGGAAATACAACAGCGTCAGCCGTTCTTGATTACACATCAGCAGCGATTCAGTCACTTAGCGTTGATATGAATAATGACATTGTTTCTAGGGAATTAGTAGGAGCTGAGAAAAGTGTAATTCTTACAAACCGAGCGCCAGCAGGTGAGATTGTCATAGAAGCCCCAACCATTGCTCAGAAGGATTATTTCACCATTGCAAACGACAATACAACGGGCGTTGTTTCTTGCTTACACGGCACAACAGCAGGCAACAGAATCGGTTTAGTAATGCCTATCTGTGATATTGGAAACCCAACTTATTCAGATAGCGACGGTATCCAAATGTTAAATCTACCGTTTGTACCAACACCCGGTTCAACTGGTAATGATGAAGTTCAAATAGTAACGATGTAAACTTGCGAATTAAATAAACTTGCTTAGTCTAAGTATGGCTATTGTTTTCGCATGTCATTTGTTTTAAAAAGTTCCAGTTCTTATACTTGGCCCGTTACATTTTACCAACCAGAAAACGGCACAAGGAAGGAGC